ATTATGTCTTGAATAGAGGGCTTCAAGGTACACTTCGACATTGCCTAGAATGTCGCCGATACTAGGAGCTTCTAAGTCAAGCTCTCTAGTGTGTTTGCTTCCTCCCTCATCCACAAAGACCATAGTTATTCGTATGTTCATGGGATTCTCCTTTTGATTTGAAAGGGTAAGTTGCTGATGATAAGGTACGTCTCAACGGTTCACGTTGCTTACCACCAGCTATCTAACCTCAAACCTACACATAAATTCTCCAAACCTATGCAAATAAAACCGTAGGTTAGGTTTAACCTAACTTCGGTACCTATTGTGCGTTAGTTTTTATATCCTGTATGTCCGCTCTGGTGTCATTTATCTTATCGCTGATGTTTCCAAGAACGTAAGTACCCCCCATCACTGCCGCGAATTTAAAGAAAACGTCGGCCGTGGTCTTATCTACCATCACCAAAACAAAACCCATGGTTATCGCTACTAAAGCGAATATGAACTTCTTACTTATTAGTATCTCCATCGTAAAATCACCTCCCAAAAAGAGCCTTGAATAGCTCGAACTTTGTATACGCTTTTAGTCCTAGTTTTATCTTGGCTTTTAAATCGGCTATTTGAATTTGTAATTCAGAATTTTTTGTTAACTCCTTTGTGAGTAACTCGCCAAGTTTTTCTAACTCATCGGATACCCCTGTAAATTTCGTTTCTAAGGCCTCTAGCTTGCCCGTGGTGAGGTTTTTATCATCGGTAAGGCTCTTTATCTGAGTGTTAGCGGAAATCAACTGTAAATTCATTTCACTTTGCGAACTCTGTAGGGATTCTATGTGTTCTTTCAAGTCTTTTTCGGTTTTTTCCGAACTATCCAATAAATCGTTGTACAAAGTTCTGTACTTGTTTCTGTTTTCTCTTAATTCGTCGACCTCTTTTTCTAGTGCTAGTATCTTGGCGGAATCATCCACTAAGGTCATCCAGTGGGTTTGGTCGATATAACCATTGAACCCGTTGTCTCTGTTTCTTGGGTATCTTCCGTAGCCCCAGTGTAAGTGTGGGCCGGTGGAGTTTCCAGTATTCCCTGAATAACCTACTAAGTCCCCAGTCTTAACCTCTACTCCGATTTTTACCTGGGGGGTTTCTTTCATGTGTCCTAAAACGGAAAACTCGTTATCGTTTTCTATCTTGACATACCAACCGTATCCCGCGGAATCCAGCGCAGCCTCGGTTACTTTTCCGTCATGAGGAGCAAATAACTTAGTACCTACAGGACATCCATAATCCCAGCCATTGTGGCCACATAGCCCAAATTGTGTATAGGAAGAACGGTATCTTTTATCGTTGAACTCTTGTGTTCTCGGAAAAGTACCTTCAAACGGAATTCTTAACATAAAGCCTTTCTTTAATTATTTTAAGTAAATAGCAAGTGCAACGTTTAACAGGAACTGCAAAACAACTAGGGCCCCAATAGCCTTGTTCATACCGTCCTTGATAGTGGATAAATCGGATTGAATGTGGGGTAAGTGGTTTGTCATAATCTTTTCCACGTCATAAGCAACGCCCTTTAAATCCTGTTCCACGGCTGTCACGCGTTCGTGCAATCTTATCTGGCTTTGCGTTTCGCTGTTTCTTGTGGTATTCATGGCCTAATTCAATTTACCCACTTTGTATAATTTACCTTAACCATAAAACAATGATATTAGCTGTACCTGTCGGCGTTCCCGATTTAGTCCATGCTAAAACTCCCCCATCAGAATTAAACGTCATGGAAGCATAGGCACCGTTACCCGCGGTTACAACCAACCATATACAGTTAGGGTTGCCGGGAACACCCCAGTTTCCGGCAGTACCGTTTTGATTGATAGCATTTCCTACGGAGCCGGTAGTAAACCCTACAGATGCTACTATGGAGTTGTTTATCGTACCCAAAAGAACTGCCGCTGTCGGAGTAAAGCCCACCCCGGTCAGAGTCTGGTTTCCAGAAGCAGTGGACACATCATAAGTGTAAGTAGCTACCTTGTATCTACCGTCAGCGTAAGCAAGGTGCGATGCTATGGTTTTATTCGTTAAAACCTGCGCAGCCGCCAGAGCAACTAAAGTATCACTATCTGTATCGGGCAAAGACATTAGTTTGGTTTTTCCAGCGTCTTGATAAATAGACGCAATAACAGGCGTTGTAAGGGTTTTGTTAGTAAGGGTTTGTGTGTGGTCTTTGAAAACAATCTCGTCGTTCCCAGTAAGTAAAGGCAAAGCAACAGTTCTATCCGCTGTTAATTCACAAACTGAAAAGACATACTGATGATCCGACGAGGTATCGTTGATCTGCGGAAGGGTAAAAACGGAACCAGACTTGTGTGCCCCCGCCTGATCGTGTGCTACAAGTATTCCATCTACCATGTCGTTCCACATATCCGCTGTAATAACAACCTCAACAACTGCTCCTGCCAAGTGGGCTTGTGCCGTACCTTCAACGCCGCGAGTTGCTGTAACAATATTAGAACCACTCACTACACCTACGATTGTTTCTTCAAGAGATGGGGTTTTAGTCCCGGATGAATCTACTCTATCTATAACTACTTCAACACCTGTGTCTGTAGGAAGTCCCGTAGCCGAAGAAAGGGGGATGGTTGCAACTACCGCATCCGTAACCCCCGCGGCTCCAATTTGTCCAACCCATTTTCTCGCGCCTTTTTTAAATAAGTCTGTGCTACTTGCTGCCATGTTTAATCCTTTTTATAAATTTAACAAAAAAAAGACCAGTCGCCACAAGGCTTCTAGTCCAACCGATTATTCTATTCGGTAAAGATACCGTAATTATACGTTTTTTGGTCATATAAGTCAAAATCACGTCCAACTAGACGGGAGTCTGCGCCTTACTAGAGTACCCTTTGATTGCAGGGATAAGATAGTGAAGTCGGTATCTGCCGTACTAGAGGAAACTTTATACTGCAAATTATAAATCTTCGACCTTTTCTTAATCGCTTTTTTAACCGTCGATTGAGTGAAAGTCGACGGTGCGTCGAGCAAGTATAGTGCCCAACTATCCGCACCACCAGAAGAACTTGTTTGGGTTTCCGAAAAAGCTTGTTCACCGAATAAATCCGTACCTATACCCGTATTTGATCCAAAGTTTGTTATCGTAGCCGTAGCAAGTGTGGCAAAACTATTGTCTTTCCCTATACCTAATATTTGAAAGTTTATGACTCCCCTAGGATTACCTAGCTCGACTATCGATTCCTTTAAATTTAAAATATCAGTCTTTACCTTGGATACAGGAATTAGCGGAGAAAGATAGGATTGAGAAAAAGCCGCCCCGAAATCGTTTAGGATATTTTCTGAGATCTCCACAAGCCTTGTACCGGACATCGGAACGCATAGAAACTTGGTGTTTCCTGTGGTGGTTGTATATTCAAGGAACTGTCTGGCCCCAAACGACCAGTCTACCGCCCAGTTCGATCTTTCATCGTCCCAGACTATAATACGATCGTTTCCATCGCTTGAGGTAGGAACAGATATAAATATCTTTGCGTCGTAGTAATAGGCGGAAATAGTACTAATCTTAGCTCCCGAAAGGTTTCTCCAGTAAGGTCTGATGTTTTGGGACTTTTCGTTTGTTCTTAGTATTCCGTAGTAATTCTTTTCGGCCCCAAGATCAAACCAACCTTTTCTATTAGGAAAGGCTAGATTGTTAGGCGTGTTCACTACTCCTAGAACTGACTCCGTACCAAACGATCCCACGACCTTGGTTGCAGAAGGAACGGAAAAGGACGTGTCCCCAACGGTAGCACTCGATATGGTTATCTGCCAGACCGCCCCCCTTCCATCAGGAGTCTTAGCCATGACTGTAGCCCTACCATCTCCTGTACCACTTTGATAGTGTTTAACTGCAATAGGTATTTCCCTACCGCCTTTTTCTAGGTTGATCCACCCACCACCATAAAAGTCGGAAAAGTTGCCTATAAAGGTTCCTGTTCCCGAAAAGTATACCTTGTACATATCCGCCGAATTGTTAGTCGCCCATATTCTATTTCCCGATAGGCACATGGATATGAATTTGGGCGCTCCTGTAGTGTTGTCGTCGGGGATCTCGATATATTCGTTTAGGTCGTTTGTGCCATCATCTGTAAAATTGGTTACATCAGAATCCCCCAACAATACCTCATACCCCGATTGATCCGAAAGGTATATTTGATACCTCGAAGCTCCCGCAGAAGCAGTCCACGACCATGTTATTTTATCGGTTCCGGCTATCCAACTATCCCTTACTTTGTTAACGGTAATTGAGGCTTCGGTGCATCCTGTTGTTTCTCCTACTTCGTTTAGGGCGGTAACTTGTGAATAATATGTGTATATCCCGCTCGTTAAGCCCGAAGCTACACGAGAAGCGGTTAGGTTGGTAGGAGCGTCTATTTGAGTATATGTAGTAAGAACCGTACCGTTGTATCTAGCTAGAGAATCAGTCCCATTTGCTATATATAAATACCCGGCAATTTGCATGAAATAGCACTGAAGTCCCGCGGTGAAAGTAGCCCCGGTTACTTCGGTTAAAGACCCACCATCGGTTGATTTGTATACTTTTGTATTTGAAATAGTGATGAGTTCGGTAGTCCCATCAGACTTAACAAACTCCGAAGCCCCATCGATTGTTGACGCATGCGAAGCTCCGTAATAACCTGTACCCCACCTAGTCTTCCACAAACCGTCTTGAACTTGCATAAGATTGGTACTTTGGACGGCAAATTTAGTATCCATCCTAGCTTCTTGTATTAGGGAAGAATTACCATCGGAGAATTTATCTATGTCTATGGTTACTTCTTTTTGTCCGCCACTTTTACCTGTAAAACGCATTAGAGTCCAAATCCGTCATCCGAAGGGCTATACTCCGTACTTTCTTGCGAAAACGCCGGAGTAAAGTTTCTTGTTCGCATCCCCTCTAACTTTTGAGTAGCTATGCTAAGCGCGGAAGTATCGCCTTCATCCTTCTTGAGTTCGGATAGCGCGTAATAGACCGCAAACATGGGATCAGACATTTCAAACGTCGAAGACCCCGCAGTTAGTTTAGTCGCGTTCTTGTAGTAATTGTAGGATATCGTATAGTCCGCCGGGATAGTTAAATTCGGGTTAAATTCCAAAGTAGGAGAACCATCTAGCAAAAAATAGCACCAATTAGACGAGTCGTTTTCGGCTACCTGAATCCTCTCTTGGGATAGCACTTTATAAGGTGTCTTATTTGTTCCCGATCCTAACCAAACGTAACCACTTGCCGGAAATTTAAAGTCCGTAGGACAGGTGTAGGAAGTATCTCCCGCAGAGGTAGTTTTATCGCCATCGGCGGCATCTGCTAATTTAACAAACAATTCCTTCCACAATACCCCCTCTTCTTGTTCCCAGATGTTAATTGCAATATTTAACAAAGAAAGCCAAACGGTAAAGTCCTCATCACCACTACTAGGCTCGGAACTGTCCGATTCATAAAGACTATTCAAATAAGTTATCGCGTCAGACGCGGTAGATATAATTGCGGCCATAAAAAAAGACGAGCATACAAAGCCCGTCCAACTCACCATTACTGTGAGTAAAGATTTACTAGCGTAATTATACGTTTCTACGCTAATTTCGTCAAGCCACCGGAAAGAGTATTGGTGAATCCTTTTACCTTTGCGGGGGCGTATGTTTTGGCCTTGAACCCCAGCGACTTCTTAGTCTTCTTGATCTTAGCTTTGGGAAGTTTCTTAAACTTTAACGTAGGAAGTTTCTTAGTGGCTTTAAAGGTTGTTTTCTTGACGTTTATATCCTTGATCTTGGGCATGGTTATTTTCTTTGCGCCAGCTGTCTTTGTTTTTAGTGCTGCGAGTTTATCTAACTCCGCCCCTGCCTCTGTTTCCGTAAGTTGTCCACGTTCGTATAAAGTATAGATGTCATTAGCTCTCTTTGTTATCTCGCCGTTGTACTTGGATTTAGCCTTTTTGTCTAATTCCTTGATCCCGGTAGCCTTGTAGGTAGGAGCTTTCCAGTCTAGTTCGATCTTTTGGGGATTCCCCGCGTCGTCTAAGTATCTATAAAAGTTGCCCGTTTGTTCTATAACACCGGTCTTGGCCCGCTCCTCAAACTTCTTATCTGTCGAGGCTTCCGCATTCTTTTTCTGCCTATTAGAGATAATTTCATTGTACAATTTGGGCTTATCTTGGGCTGGAGTTTCTTTGAACATCTCGGTCTGATTCTTACCCAACGGAGTACGGCCTTCTCTAAAATAAGTCTGCGCTTCTGGGGTAGAATACTGCCCAAACAAGCCGGTCTTTAGTAGATTGCTGCCCGTCTGTGGTATGGGGTAGCGCACGTTACCTGAATCGGTCATAGATGCGCCCTTGTTGTAGGCTCCAACCCCCTCTATAGTCTTCTTAATCTGCCCTCCTGCGGTTGGCGGCAATAGGTAGTAAAGCGGCTTCTTTATCTCCTTGCCTACCGTAGATTCCCCATTAATAACCGCGAATGGATTAGGTATAGCCCCGCCTATTGGTATACGTCCACCAGTCAACACCGATGTAAACGGTAAGTTTTCTCCGACATTCTTAACTAAGTTTTTAGTCGCCTGCCCCTCTTTCATGTTTGGGTTTGTGTAGTCCTCGTAAGTCTTTTCAGCAACGCCTATCGGGTCGAATGCGGGCCTTCTGCCGGTTATTTTCTCGAACAAGTTGTTATATATATACCAGTATAGAAATAGTTGCCCTGTGGCTGACGCTGCCCCAGCTTTGTTGAAGTTTCTTGGAACATCTTTGGACATAAACGAGACTTGGTTATTTACCTCCAACTGAAACTGTGTAAGAAAACCAAGAGTTTGTGAGTTGAAAAGCGTGGGCATTTCCCCAGCCGATCTACCACCTAGCGTCTTTCTGCCCCATGCGTCCGCTCTCAACATCGCTTCG